CTGCGCCACTCTTTGTATCAGAACCTGCAAACCCGAAGTTAACCTTATCAACCCCGATACCTTCATCCATCACCGTGAAAACACCAAGCTGGTCATCTCCCGCACCAGTAAATCCGATGGTTACATCGTCAACGGCAACCCCAAGGTCTAAGGTCTCGCCAAAATCTACTCGAGTGTCACCCGTAAGTCCGGGGCCAGCGTTTACAAAGAAAAATAGTCCGCTGGTCTGTATGACTGCATCACTTGCTCCACTCCAGCTTAAGGGGGCAATACCAGTACCATTAGTGAGGACGCCTTTAACATGATTGGCTGCGCCACTCTTTGTATCAGAACCTGCAAACCCGAAGTTAACCTTATCAACCCCGATACCTTCATCCATCACCGTGAAGACACCAAGTTCGTCACTGCTAGTACCCGTGAATCCAATTGTTACATCGTCAACTGCGACTCCAAGGTCCAAAGTGTCACCAAAATACACCTTGGTATCCCCTGTCAAACCGGGCCCAGCATTTACCAAGAACCAAGCATCGCCAGTGTGGGTGAAAACTCCGCTATCCACAGCAACGGCATTCTCTGTTACAATTATCCCCGTGCTTTCTCCTACATGAAAGTATCGGTTGGTTGTAATGTCGCCACCACCTTGCAAACCGCTTCCAGCGATCATGACAACTCCTGCTGGTTGTAAGCCCGTTACTCCCCCCGAAGGCTCAATATGTCTTACATAAACCTTCCCCTTTTCGTTTACAACAAGAAAACCCGTTCTGCCTTCATCCACGGGTAAATCCATCACCGAAAGGGTTCCGCTTATTCCAGCATTTCCTGAAACTGTTAAATCTCCAGTAATAATGACTTCTTCACAATTGTGTATACAGGGAGCAGAAGATACTATCTCAAATGGATAAAAGGTTCCTGTACTTCTAGTATTGGAAACCTCAAGAGTCATGAATGCTTCAGGAGTAATATCAGGTAAAGTGCCTGTTAATACACAAAAATTACCATTGTAGCCAAAGCCTGTAACAAATGGCACTATGTGATCACAAGAACCACAACTGTCTCTTACAACGACTCCTGTTGCTGAACAAACACCGGAACCCGTAATCTCGAACTGACCCCCCGTAGGAACAATAGTAGGGCTTACGCCAGATACGTAAATATCAGGCTCGTATGTAAAATGAAAACCACCATGCGGCATATTAACAATCTCCTGTCATCGTAATTGAAGAATCATACATGTATTCTATTTCTATGCTTCCGTATATCCTCATTTCTTCACAAGGATAAAATTCTGCTAATTGAACAAAGTTTCCAGCATCAATATACTCTCCGTTCCCCGTATATACCTGCTTCATGTACCAACCAGTTATATTTTTCTCTGAGGTACTGTTAGTAGTGGGGTTATTTACTGTTATTGTGGTAATATCTTTAACAAAATCACCAGTTAGCATATGACAATCAGCCGTATCTTCAGTGTTTACAAATCTTATTCCAGTTATATTTAGAGTATTAAATCCACTAATTCGCAATCTAGACCTATCACCACCCTTGATGGGTGCAACGCCTGTCATTATGGGTACTTTACCGGAAATTACCATTTGGTCGCCAGTTACCTTACTAATATTTTGTAATGCATAAGTTTCCTTGAGGCCTACAAAATCTTGTCTTATTAAATCTATATCAAGTCCCGACACACCATAATAATTATCAAAAGTGTATCCATTACCAGTATTAAAGACCTCATATCTAGAAATTAGTAATGGATTACCAGTACCTATAATTTGATTATTTAACGTACCGGTGATTATCGCATATCCGGTGTGTGCGCTTGTCGGTAAATTTGCTTCGAGATGAGTTTTGTCAATTTCAAATTTTCCAAAATAATTAAAACGACTGTAAACGCCAGTATTGTGCCTATCTATTCCAAATCCCTCAATGGGCGGGAAAGAGTTAGCTGCTTCAGCCATGGCGTCACCTGTGTTGGCAATAAATTCTACCACTCCGCTGCTACCAGCCGTGTGTGGTTGTAAACTATTTCCTGTAAAAGCTAACAAAGGCACCAAATTGGTGGCATTGATACCAGTCAACCTAAAACTACAACCAACCAATCTATTGGTTATTTCTATACCAGAGATAGTAGGTATTGGAGTAAAGTCAGTATAACCACTAATTACCTCGGTTAAGGCGATACCTGAGCCGCTAATTACAGGTATTCCTTGAATAAGCCCATTGGGTACTTGGACATGGATACCTGTATTTCCCACGTAAGTGTGGTTCATACCGGGAACATAACTTGTTATAGTTCCAGTATTGTAGCTTCTAAACAAAACGGTATCGACACCAATATTAAAATTATTTCCTGAGAATATTACAGTATCTCCATATACCCCCGTGGAAGGGGTGAAATGTTGTATGCCGCTAATTAATGTTTTTAATTTTTCTGTTGAGGTAACACCCGTGGTATCTGAAAAGACTTGTATATAAGTTTCGCTCTGGGGAACATTCCGTGGTGTTGTGGGGGTGGGTATAACGAAATTCAACCCTGTAGTACCTAGGTGGGTAAAGGGAAGGCTAATTCTATTGTTAAAATTTCCTGAAACCATTAATGTCGTAGCAGTGTGTAGGGCTGAGCCGGTTACTGTAATATTATACCCTTCATAACCAGATAGCGGAGTGAAACCTCCGATTGAAATAGGGGGTGGCCCAATAACTAAATCATTACATCCATAAATTATACATTCAGTTTTCTTCCCTGAGACATAAGTATTCCCCCCTTCTACCGCCCACTGGTCACTAATTACCCCACCACCCATTGCGGGTATATTAGGATTATTCATGTTCCACATAAGGCCGACAGGGCCACTAACAGCCCCCTCGGGGATTGTAACATATACGGTATCTCTTTGTGTCACACGCCACTCACTAGCCGGTGTTTTATTCTTTCCTACGACGGCCCCTGTAATATTCCATATAAAAGCTCCCTGTACAGCTATCGTCTCTCCCCAGAGAGCATAACCCCTACAATCTCCTGTAGCAGGACAGCAATGAGCTTCGGAAAAGTCATAAGAATTATGAGGAACATCAAAGTGTGATACAATTTCATTATCCACGTCACAAGCTACATAAGGACGCGGGGCCTTGAATACGCCAGTATATTTAGCTTCACTTACTAGATTAAATCCATCCATTAATCCTTCATAGCCTATATTCTCTATGCTGCCTCCACCAATTTTAACTGTTGAGTTATCAATTCGTAATCCTTCACTTCCAGAAATAGAATAGTTGGAATTTCCATAAGTGGGAGTAATACCAGTGTAATTTATCATCCCTGCAAACTTACCATCTAAATAAGCTTTGAAGTCTCTATTATGTCGAACAAAAGCAACGTGATTCCATGGGGCACCTGAATATGTTGCATCTTCCCACATACCAAATGGTGAACCAGAACTTGCGATGGTTCCAGTACCGCCGAGCAAATAAGTACGGGTGTCTATAAGTGTCGATTCTAGACCCGAATTAAATCCACCATTGTACAAATCTATGCCAAAAACATTCCCCATAGGACCGCCCGAGATAAAGAAGTTAAATCCACTTCCTGTAGGTCCAAAACTTACTAGGGTTTGTTTGCGCTGACTGTCTGTTGCTCCATATCCTGTAGTTCCAGTGAACCCAGTCACCCCAAGTCCTGTAAAGTTTAAAACTGCTTCTGCATAAGCACCAGTTCCGCCGCCTCCACTAATTATTACCCCTGTAGGAGCAACGGTATACCCTGAAAAACCCGAATTTCCAAAAACATTTATAGAGACAATTTTTCCTAAAGACGTTATTTCCGCAGCTGCACCTGTTCCATCCCCGTCAATTATGATAGTGGGTAAATTGTAGTAACCTAGGCCCCCCGTTACCGTCATAGATATTCCAGTAACTACACCACCATCTATAAAGGCCTCTGCTACACCTGATTCACCATAGTGAAAATTGTCATTTATGATTGCGTTATCCAGTGGTGTTTCTCCACTAATTATAACCTCTGGTGCCGCAGTATAACCTGCGCCACCCGATAATAAAGATATGGTTAAACCAGACAGTACAGCTAATCCAGTAGCACTACAACTGTCAACCCCTTCAATACATAGGTGGGAGCCCCCTGAAAGTATCACAGTAGGTGTTTCGGTAAAACCTGCTCCCCCGGAGATTATATTTGTACTAACAGCACCCCCCGTAATTCCAGTCGTACTCGTAACAACTACATCAGTGCTTTCAAAAGCATTTCCACTTGGCTTTATCCACATTTCGGCAGTAAAATCACCGAGACCTAAGGTAATCCCTGTGGCGTATAAATAATTATCCCTTCCCGGTTGAGTATCGCCTGTGGGGAAAGATATACAACTGGTTCCAAATTTAGTTTCTCCTGTTTCAAATGTTATATTTGTTGCGGGGGAAGAAACTGGATAAGTTTTAAATATTCTTGCGTGTTGGCTGTCACCCGTAATGCCGTCAACCACAATCCCTGAAGAGCCGATATCAGTATCAAAATTAAGAATAGCTATTGTATTGCTTCCGCTAGTGGGGGCACTCGTGGGCTCACTATAATATCCATTATCCACTGTAAATGCAGCCCTCTTGGTAACATTCAATTCATCAACATACGTCCGTGGACCTAAATCTGAATTTAGCCAACCGCTATCATATATACCGGTGGGACCTATATTTGTATATTTAGCTTCGTTGGAAACCCTGAACTGATCAATTTGTCCAACATAATTATCAAATTTACTTTCTCTAAATACTAACCCCTCAATAAAAGCTTGGTTATGTTGATTGTTGGGTATTGACCAACCCATCTTTGCTGACTCAGCCATCATATCAGGCTGAAAGGGTAATGTGTTATTATAACGTGGGCAGAAGAATCTAACTTGATCTCCTGAAGCTAATCCAGTTAATTCTATACTGAAAGTTTGCTTGCGGTAGCATGTGGATATTCCCTCACCCGTAGTCATGGGGAAGGGGGCCTGTGATGTGCTATATCCATAAAGATATTGTGTCGAGGCGGGATTCGTAATCCCCCGTGGCTGCTCTCGTGTACCCCCGATACGGAAATGCTGAGTAAGAAGGAATTCGTCGCCCGTTGAACCTGTCCTATTATACATCCAATGAGCACTTATAATGCCATAACTGTTTGCGGGGTTCCCTGCTCCATCTTCTCCACTTCCATATCCGCCCCAATACCCATGAATATCAGCAGACGCGCTCAATGTACCACCATTCTGAACCGTGTAAACATAGCCTATGCGTTCAGCGTCGGTAACTTGGTAAGTAACTTTTCCGGTCGGATTAAATAAAGGATCAACAAAGCCACTCTCTGTTGCTACGCCTGCTGTAAGCTTATAAGGTTGTGTATCATATAACTCTCCCGTGTCCGTAACCCTACACGTTGCAACGTACCCAGACAGAACACCTCCAATAAATAAATTTTGCCCTGAATGTGGCAGCGGCCCTAAACCCGTAGTAGAAAGTGATGTTACTTCTGCAGCCGCTCCCGTCCCCGATCCCACAATGATAACCGTAGGCAATGATGTGTATCCAACTCCATCATTTATTATGTTTATTCCCGTTATTACTCCGGTTACAGCGTCTCCCGTAGCATAGGCTAGCGCCCCAGTTCCACCACCGCCACTTACGGTAATAGTTATTTCTCCAAGATACCCCGATCCGCCTGATATTAATGATATAGCCATACCATCTCCGGTAACCCCTGAAACGATAGGTACATCTATTACTGGCTGACCAGTATATATATTTTTTGCATAATAATTTTGTGCAAAGTCTTCGGTTTCAACATCACCAGCGGGCTGACCATTAATAAAGGAACAAAAAACTGTATTCTCCCGTGTAACAGCTACGTGATTCCATTCTCCTTCCTTAATTTCAACATTATTAAGTGGTGGAATTAAATCAAAGAAAAGTCCTTCTTCCGTATAATCAAAACATAGTCTAAGCCTATTATCATAATGATTTAACATCAATGCCAAACCATTACCTGTCGAGAAATTGGATGCCCCAGAAGTATAGGTATTTTGTCCCAATGCCCACAGCGTTTGAATACCATTACCATTGATACCGAAACCACGCGTAGCTCCACTGGGTTTTACCCAACATTCAATAGTGAAATCTCCAGTTCCGTAATTGAAATTAGTTCCTGTTGTTTGAAGAAAATCTGCCCCCGTAAATAAAACATTAGCTACTCCACAAGTAGCAAAACCCGTGACAAAAAGAGGATGGCCACCGCTTGTTATGGTTTGTTCATAACTGCCAGTGTCAGTAAAGTTATTATCAAAATCTAACTGTAAATCAGTAGTAGAATCAGGAAGTAGACACTGATTATAGCCTGTGTTATAAGACTTGAACTTCCCGCTGCACAAGCCTCCAAAATAGAATTTTACTTTTCCACTAGGAATATAGTCATCAAGCTCTGCTACAGGTATTGAGTCTCCTTTTCGACATCCATCATAAAAGAAACTGTATCCCGTTACATCTTTTACAAAAGCAAAATGATGCCACCCCGAAACCTGACTGCCCCCATAGCTATTCCCTATTGATTCCGTAAACCAGCCCGTCCACAAATTATATCCAGTTAATTGTATGCCAGATAAATCCGCATAGGGTTTTATAACATTAATTGGATAATCATACCCCGTCGTCAATACAGCTTCTATTGGTGTCGCAAAAGCGGTTACTTCGGCATGGGCCCCTACTCCAGTAATTCCTAAACCACTGGGGTCTAAATTACCACACCCACTAATTATAACACTAGGCAAAGAAGTGTATCCACTACCATTATTGGTAATTGTAATGCCGGTAAGAGCCCCAGACTCACCCATCGTAAAAGTTCCGCTGGCTAATGCTCCTGTGCCACCCCCGCCACTAATCGTAATGGTCATGCAATCAGCAATATATCCTGTGCCTCCTGAAATTAAAGAAATGGTCATATTCTCATTTCCAGTAAACGCGTTACCCGTAATACCAACACCCCTATCTTGAGTGTAACCAACGTGGAAGAACGTATTGCCAGCCGCGCCGCCCTGATCACCACTTAACCCAAACAAAGCTACGTCCTTAGTACCAAAAGGAGCACTTTCCACCCCAGTATAAAGACTACTATGATTCAACCAAAACTCTACACTCCATGAAGGTGTATTAGAAAGGTCTAATTGTTCAGTGGATTCAGTTTGTAGATATCCACCCTCAAATCTGCAAGACCCCGTATTAGTTACTAAGAAGTCTTCTTTTCCAGTATACACAACAAAATCATCAATAAATGTTGCACCAGAAGCTCCATAATAAATCCCTGTTAGCTGAACGGTTTCGTCGTGTACGGGAATTTTAGTAGAACCGAATACTACTCCACTGGATACAATATTTGAATCATAAATATAACATCCTGTAGACCCGGTGTATAAAAAATGCCCCACACAATTAGTAGAAACTGCTAAACCGTTAAGCCTATTGAATGAATGGGTGGTTGAGGTGGGGATAGAACTCACTACGCTTTCACAAGGGTTATCAGCACACCCAATGATATACGGCGCACCTACTACACAAATACCACTAACGCCAACATTAATGTTTTGACCACTTATTCCGGTATAGGAATAAGGAGAATTTGGTCTCAATACGGGCCCGGTAAATGCTGGGGAATTAGGATTATTAGGGTCAGAGGGCAATTGTGGAGTATATGGTCTTCGACTACCGGGAATAGCCCACTGCTCTATGGGTCCTACCGTGGGGGTAGGATATGGTTGATGCGTTGTGGGGGGATTAAAAGGTACGGGGGGAATTTCAATAGCAGTAGGATTTGGGTCTTGCGGTCCTGTGTGAGCCCCGGGTCCCATATTATTTCCACCAGCATTGGGCTGCTGCCCCCCTCCCGCACCCGGAACGTTGGTTATTGGACTATTAGGCCATGGTGTTAGGCGGGGGTTGTTTGAAAATGGATTCCACCCAGCAGACCTTGTTAAAACTGTTTGGTTATTTTTTACTTTAGTTGTCTGTGTAGTTAAAAGTTCATCAGGGGTTATAGTAGTATTGTAAATGTTGCCATAGGGGTCCATAGTGAAATATCCATTCCACCCCCCTATTGAAGTTACAAGACTACCATCACTATTTTTCAGATAAGGAAATACTGTAGCAGCCCGGTTTCCATCCGAGCCAATATACATAATTCCAGTCCAGCGTTTTTTCCAATTAGGAGTTACCTTAACAGAAGTAATTCGACCATCTTCTACGACAGCATCAATGTCAATATCCTCAGTTCCAGATGCACCTTCAATAAGAATTGTAGGGGGAGAAGTATACCCCGCTCCTCCATCCACGACTTCTATGGCAGAAATAGGACCATTATCACCGCCCCCTATCTGGGTAGTTGCTGTAGCACCCGAACCTCCACCTCCGCTAAACGTAATGTCGGGTTGAGTTATATATCCCCTTCCACGGTTAGAAATACTTACTGCGGTTACTGAGCCACCAGCAATTGTAGCTGTAGCCCTTGCTCCGTATCCCCCACCCCCGCTCACGGTGACCGTAGGTTTTGAGGTGTAGCCTGAGCCCCCATCGTTAACCGATATGTCGGTAACAAAATCTCCTACCCCGTTTATATTTGCCGTAGCGGTTGCTCCTTCACCACCCCCTCCTATAATCGTTAGTACGGGTGCAGCAGGGTAGCCTTGTCCATTGTTTGTTATATTTATTGCTGTTACTTGGCCATTTTCTATCGTTGCTGTAGCTTCTGCATTTTCACGAGCCCCGCCACCCACAATTACGGTGGGAGGACTATTATAATTATTACCCGGATTAGTAACAGTAGCACTTATAACACTCCCCGCCGGTAATATATTTTGCACCACCTTTAGTTTAGCACCAACTCCACCACCGTCAGTTCCATATCCTCCCGGTATTGCTATTGCAGTGCCTATGGGGGTATTCTCTGGCGTCGTAGCCCTCGTAACAGACCATGGCGAAGCTCCAAGTCCTTTATTCGACTGTGTGGAGTCCGACACGTTAGGTATTAGCACAGTATCCCCCGGTGAATAAAGTGGAGCTTGAGTCGGGTTGCCTCTAGGTACACCTTCAGGTTGTATAACCGTGCCGGGATTTTCAGCTTGAACGTTTAAGGGTACAGGGGCGGGCCTTCCGGGAAAACTAGGAGAACCCGGAAATTTTAAACCTGCAGCCCTAAAAGGGCTTCCTACGCCACCCGGGGTAGATTGTATCCAAGGCCCCGGAGCCCCAGCTGAATTATAAATAGTTCTTCCCCGAGGCGGCTCTTCAACAAAGGAGCGATTGGTTCCTCCTTCAGAAACATAATTGGTGGATTTAAATTTAGTTGGACCTCTGAGAGATACGCGGGAATACCCCATGCCCCCCTTTGCTGTGGGTCTGCCATCTGGCCAAAGCATGGTTTGAATATACGGGGTAGTATTTTGCGACCATGATAATGTACCTTGGATAGCTACATTTTGGGCCCCTCCCCACGAAGCGCTAGGTGGTCCTGTGCGGGGTGAAGCTTGTCCTGAATAAGTTACTTCAGGTTTGGCGGGGCTTACACCGGCATAACGAGGACCTTGTTCGGCAGGATAACACCACTCACCCGACAAATTACTTAAAGCAGCTACTTGACCATTTTGATTTGTGGATAAACTTACAAGGGGAGTCCTAAAAGTTGCAGGAGCAAAAACAGGAATTTTAGATCGGTCGGTTTGTCCATATGGACCCGCGTCAGCTAAAGGTGCCCCTGTAAAGGTTGTACCCACTAATTGGTGGTCCACACCTGTAGGCCTACTTGCTCCTCCTAGTAAATTAGGAAGCGTTTTGCCTTGGTAGGGATCAAATATATCAGGAGCACTTCCAGACAGTTTTTGAGACAACTCAGTCTTTGCCGCTACATGCGTAAGCCCTAATGCTCCTGAAGCCATAGCTTGGGTTGAAATAAATGAATCTAATAATGCAATTTGAAAATCTGGCGAAGCCAAATCTACATATTTCCAGTGACCACTAAAGTACCATAAAAATGCAGACTCACACCCGCTTAAAAAGCAAACGGGGTCATCTCCACGTTTAAGTTTTTCGGTATAGTCTTCAAAACAAGTTTCAAGATCAGGACCAAGCTGAGGATAATAAACCGTAATAGCAGGCGGCTGAAAGCCGGTCATTATGGGGGGTGCTCCAGAGGTTTCTAAATTCTCTATTCCGCTCATGTTCATATTCTGACCACAAACGGTTATATAATCAGTATTTTTTAGTCCCTCTTCTCCGTTTCCAAAAAGCACAGGATCATTATATAAGAGAGCGTTTTTACTAGCTACAAAACCACTTTCAAACGTTATACCTGTTAGGGTACCTTTGGCTACTTCTCCACTCAGTGGAATATTTACAAATCCACTAATTTCAGCCATAAACCCTGAAATGTAACCTGTTACTTCACCCGTGGCATTAGTTAAACCTGTTACCAAGTATCCACTGGTTCCAGTTTGGTACCCCGTAGCATATGCAATAACTCCATCTTCTTGACCGCTATAGCCACTTGTAAGCCACCCCGTAAGAGTATAAGGTTCATCAATCGCTTGTTTACCCACTTCAAAAATTGCCACTCCTGTCATGCTATTTGAAATGCCTGAGTCTGCCAGTGCATATACTCCAGATAAATCTCTGCTTTCTAGGATTGCTGCTAAATTTAACGGAAGAATATCATCTCCCAACCCCTGTAAACATGAAAGGCTTGGGGCGGGGGGATAAATGAAAAATTTATGTTTAGAATAATAATATCCTGAGGCACCGCCATCTACATTTTCATTTTGTTTAATCCTTACAGGACCACTAGAAGCTGCTCCGGGTATGTAACCTGTTAATTGGGTCGTGGCATATCCTGCGCGGGGAGAAAAAACACCTGATGCTCCTTTTCCTTCAAACTCGACAAGATAACCCGCCTGAGTATCATAACCTCCCGTTTCATTAATGAATTGCCCTTCTGTATAGTAAAGTAATTCACATAAAAAATCTCTTCCTGAAATAGTAGCTACGTCCCCCGAAAAACCAATAGGAGGCGAAATTCCCGTTATTTCTACTGTGGGCTTTATTCTGTTGGGAGAACGATTAGATTCCAAAGCCTTTCCTAATACATACCCGCGTTGATCCATCGTACCACTTGGGGCACTACCATCTACAAATGTACTTTCTGGAGAAGGTTGTTGGCCACTTCTCCACACTACTACATGACCCTCAAAATTTCCTGATGGAAAATTAAATGTAATACCCGTATTGTTAAGAATCTCAAAGGGAAGGTAGGCAATGTTGTTGCCATCTTTAGATGTATAAAGTCCTGAAGCTACTCCCGTGTATTCAAATACATTGTCAACTTCTGCCGTATACCGTATATCGGTTCCGGTTTGAAAAATCCACTCACCTTCCTCAGAGCATGTAAAACCAGTAGTATCTACAATTGCCAACCCTGAAACACCTAAAAACCCATCTCCCTCTACAAAGGCCTGTGTTCCCACCACTCCACTTAAGGGGAAAACTTTTTTGATGACAGGGGCTGTAGAAAAGTTCTTTCCTGAGTAATTAAAAACTGGATCAACTGCTGCTCCTGATGCTTGCCCCGTAAGGCCCCTTTCCTGAGAACATACCATTACCGAATTGGGATAACCGTAATCAACATAATCTTGTAAAGCTGATCCAGACAAATCTTCCACACCGGGGACTGTAAATTTTAGAAGATTTTTATTTATTACTTCAAAAGGAACAGGAATTCCACTAGCTGATACAGGTGCTCCTTCTCCACCACCCTCACCCTCCTCCGCTGCTGGTGCCCCATAGGTGAACGTACTATTACACCCCGCAAAGCCCGTAGGAGATACCCCTATAGCTGCGCCGGTAGCCATCGGCGCATCCCACCCAAGAACACAAAGTTTTCCGGTAGGAACAAGGTCATCACACCCACAAGATGCCCCTCCTACTTGCCCCTCATAAGGAGGTAGGCCGTCGTTCCAGACTTGTGGGTCACCACCGTCTGCGTCCCATTGTGTTGCTATCCCGCTTAAGGATATATATTTTACCATGTTCGTGGTAATACCTAGGGATAGTTGAAGGTCACCCGTTACAGAGTGATATACGCCCACATCGTTATTATTAAGCCAAGTTAAAACTTGATCAAAGCCTTTAGCTCCAATTATTCTTTCATTAGAATCCCTAGCAATAATCCAATAGCAGTAGGAGCCACCAAGGACACCCCAGTCCATGTCTCTACCCTCGTACGTGGCCTCAGCGGCGATATTTGTTAACGAAACCTGTACGGTTTCTCCTGCTGCCATGCCTGTATTATATAAATACGCTTCTCCTGTAGGAAGTGCTCCATTGGGGGGGCCAAGAGCCACTGGAGTCTCATTATCATCACCCTTGTCTACTCCGATTGCTGTGGGATATATAGCTCCAAAAAAACTTCCAACATTTTCCAGTCCATCTACTTCAAATGTTCCAGTCGCGCAACATTGGTCATTAGTCGCTCCATTCCATAGTCCCGAATATTTTACACTAGCTATCTCTGACCTCTTATAACGCTCTTCACTAACCCCGGGTGACTTTTCGAGGAGTAGAAGATTATATGAATCAGTTGTTCCTATTTTGTTACCTACGTTAATATTTGTCCCATCATCTTGTCCGATTAGAGTGCCCGCGCTATTAAAAACATCAAATCCCCAGCAGCACTCTGTCTGATAACATCCCCACATATTTTGCATCGTAATGCCTAGATAACTTGAGTCTGGGTCAGCTTTGCCCGTGAACTCAAACCATGGCCAAGCAAGATTCAATCTCGTGTCTATACCTTGGGGGTATGATGAGCACCCGCCACAGTCTGCTTGGTGGTCAAAGATGCTGTATCCCGCTACGGTAGACGGTCCTATTTGTGCTTTTACAAAAGCCGCCATATTCACTGGAATATCCCAGCAAATACCCTCTAGATCACTATTACTCCACTCTACGTCATAAGTATTAGCGTGTAAATACGCTACATCGGTTACAAACGATCCCAGTGGCTCACCGTCTACGGTAAGGCTACCGTGGTCGTCTACTGCTTGATTAAATTCTAGGTAGCCTGTTCTACTTTCTCCGTAGGCTATTGGGCCGGTAAATTCCACGGTGCTAGAACCCACCATTTCCCCTTCGCTATTACAAGCTCCGAGTTTAATATAGTCTAAGGTGTCTGATGTATTCCATGTATTCGTTATAACTACTTGTATGGTTTTATTGTCCCACCCAACAAGATTATTAATAGTGGTATCAGTGGGAGTAGCTGGTGCATCAGGAGAGCGATCAAAAGCAATACCACCGAACCTAACGTCACTAATTTTGTAGAACCCATCATTATTAGTTGTTATACTAATTTGGTCACCAAAATTTCCTGTGAGTTGCTCTAATTGCATTTATTAAAACCCTCTGTCATTAACTTTAAATCCAGATTGTGTTGTATTTCCTACGTTGGGCCAAAAAACATTTCCCCCTACGGTGGTAACTTCTATAGTTCCTTTTCCTGACCCCCCGTGCATCACGGCATCTTCAGGAACGCGAACTTGTATAAGGGTGTCGCTGACTATTGATATACCAGTGGTGGGAACTAGGTCTTCACCGAATCGTACACTGGTGGTATTTGAAAAATATTTTCCAGATAACGAAATTAATTCATGGGCATATCCACTATAGGGATTAATTCCACTAAAAAGTGGAGCTTCCCCTATTTTTTCTTGCATTAATGTTATGTTTGTTTCTATTTTTTCTCCAGCCGACACATTCAGTGATGCTGATGTTAATATTCCCCTTACTTTAAATGTTTCTAGTATGTTTTCTCCGCTGTCAGCAAAATTAAATTTCATCTCACCCGGTGCTCCTGACAGGGTAAGGGTATCCAGTCCAATATTATAACCTCCTATTGAAGTAGTTATATTTTTTTTATTAAATTTTATTTCTTTGGGCACTGATTGCCCCGCGAGGTATACGGGGGTAAAGTTGGATTGAAATGCAAAATTTGCATTAGACATTGAAGCAGGGACTACAGTGGTAACGCCCGCACCAGTAGGGACTGTGGTAGAAGGCGCAACGCCCGAAAGTTCTGTTATAGTACAGTCAGAAAAATTTAAAATCTTGGTTTTATTTACATCAATGTTGGTGCGGTCGGGGGTGAATGTTCCCTCAATACCACCATGAAAACTTATAGCTGCTGTTACCACGACGGGGCCATATTGCTCTACTGTAAAAGAATAAGTAGATAAAAATCCACTTTTAAAAGTTAATCCTGCACACGATCCTGTAATTTGTTGTTTTTCATTAACTATAAAATCTTTCAGAAAGTCAGAACCAGTTAGAAAATAAGTAAAATCTATGGTTCCAATTAATCCACGGTTTGCTCTGTAATCAAAACTACTTTTATTAGGTACCAGATAAACAGGACTCACTTGATTATCAAGCGAGATACCAAGGTCTTGAACGAGGAAGGTTTTTGGTTCCGCGCCACTACCGAGTATTAAATTGGCATTATTATAATTGTAATAAGCCATCCTTGAGCCTTTTACCGTAATATCTTACACTTTTTCATTACAAAGGAGGCTCTTTAAATACTGATATTTTTTTAATTCTTCTATTTTTTTATCTAAATCGACTGGTTTGGAAACTGTACCCTGACGAGCATTGTAATAGCACGCGACGATACTGTTAACAGGAACAATTTCTACTGATGCCGCCTTAAATTCGTCCCATAAAAAGATATCTTCATGTGCATCCATATTTTCATAAAAAAGTTTCCCACTCTCAGGAATAAGATCAGCGTGCATTAGCGTTGTCCACGGTCCAAAGGCATTTTTTTTAATAGATTCACTGGCATTTCTTAAAAGCTTCTCGCCGCCCGTGCAATAGTACCAACTTCCCACTAAAAAATAAGCATTTAAGGATTTAGCGACTTCTAATAGCCCAATGGGTCTTTCTTGGGTAAAAAAATCATCTGCATCCGCCATAAAAATAGCAGGATAATCATGAGAATATTTTAAACTTTCTTTAATTACTCTATTTTTGGCCTCAGCTATTGTTTTTGCTTTATTAAATTTAAATAAATTAAATTTTTTGGCAGAAGTATGTTTTGAAAAAGATTTTGCTATTTTATAGGTGTTATCATCACTATTATCATCCCCAAAATGCATAATCCACTCAAAATTCCTCATTGCGTTGTTTATGGAGGCCAAAGTAATCGGCAACCACTTCTCCGCGTTCCTTGCCGCCATGACCACTTGGCACCCCTTGGCTCCCCATAATTTTTTATTTTTAATTTTCTTGGCTTTTTCAGAAAAAAATCTATTTCTCTCCATTAAATTAAAAAGCATGGTTATCATAATGTTTTTTTGTAATAATCACGATAAAAAGTGTAAATTAGGATAAGGTAAAAGGCATATGGCATCTATATATGATGAAATCGCGGCTTGGAGTAGCTCTACTACATATAACACTAATGATATTGTAGAGTACCCGGCAAACACGAGTATTTACTGGTACTCTAGAAGTGATGCTAACCTCAATAGTGGTCCCAGTATAGGAAATGTCCACTGGGGAGGAAATACCAACTTTAGTGTGGGAGAAGCTTCAAAACAAAAAACCGAATTTATTTGGACCCCCTCTTATAATCAAACAACCCGTATTGCACCTCGTGTATTAGCTGTCCGTTTTGGGGATGGCTATACCCAAAGAACTCCCGATGGTATAAATAACAACCTTATTACCCTAGACATGAGTTTTGAAGGTCGTTCTGAAAAAGAAACCCTCGCGATTATGCACTTTTTAAATACCAGACGAGCAGCAGAAGCGTTTGCTTATACCCCCCCTGCTCCTTTTGCAACACAAAAACTTTTTATAGCTAAAAAATTTGATTCTACTTTTATATTTAATGATAATTATAACATCAAAGCAACTTTTGAAGAAACCCCATAATGGCACATAAAGACGAACATTTTAAAAACCCCCTAAATAGAAGCGGCGGGGTGGTGATGACAAAAGCAGAAGCTCGCGAGAGTATGAAAAATCTGCAAGCTCAAGCCACAGCCTTAGAGCCCACGGCTTTAATAGAGCTTTTTGAAATTGATCTTTCAAATATTCTGAGTCCTGACAAAATCAAAAAAAGGCAAAAATTTAATGAACTTAATTTGTTAATGGGCGGCACATTAATTGATGACCCTTTTAGTTCGTCAATAAGTGTATTCCGCTTCCACAATAATATAAAATTAATACAAAGAGACATTTGGTTTCAAGGAAATAGATATAAAGCTTTTCCGTGCAAAGCCGAAGGGTTTGAAACAAATTCTACCGGCCCAGCAGCTTCCCCAAAAATTTCATTTGGATCGCGTCCTGAAGCTCTTAGCAAATTTGCCGTTTTAAAAGAACTACTTAAAGACCTTGATGATTTAGTTGGCGCAAAAGTTACGAGGCTTAAAACTTTTAGTAAATTTTTAGATTATCAAAATTGGTATCAATTAGATAGTGATGGGAATCCCGATCTTACCAAAAGATTATACCAAGATATACCCAGTGAAATAACCCCTGACGAAAATGCATTTTTCCCACCCGATCTTTTTTTCATTGAAAAAAAATCTTATGAAGATAAAAAATCCATGCAATTTGAATTATCTTCTTACGTTAACTTTGAAGGACTTCAGCTACCTCAAAGAATTTTTAATATGAAAAGGTGTACATGGCATTATCGTAGCGCGGGGTGTACCTATGAATACCAATTTCGTGCCCAAGCTGAAGGGTGGATAAATACACACGAACATTTTGAAGGCACACATCTTCCAAAACACGCACCACCCATAGCTACTGAAAATGATGAGTTAATTAGTGAAATAAGCCCGGGGTATAACCCTATTTCTGCAAATACCCCCCACAAATGGTCTCCTAATACAGTTTATTTTAAAGATGATATTGTTTTTATTGTTCATGATAAAAAATCATTTTATTTTGTAGCTAAACACGATATTCCCCAAAACACACCCCCTCCCAATTATGATCATTGGATAGCAGATCAATGTTCTAAAACTTTTAATGGGTGCAAACTTAGATGGGGAGTGAGCTCTACCCCTGTTCAAATGGATGCTAATCACCCCAAAAGGGGAATTTTGCCCTTCGGTGCCTTTCCGTCAATTACAAGAGAAGGAGGGCGAGGCTGATGATTTTAACACCCAAAATAAAAAATAAAATTAAAAACCATGCTGAAAAAGAAATGCCGCATGAATGCTGTGGTTTTATTATAGAAAAAGGGAAATCTCTTGACACCTATCCGTGCAAAAATATTGCTACGGACCCCACGCATCATTTTAAAATTCCCCCAGAGGATTACATTAAATGTTCTGATACTGAAAATATAATGGCAATATACCACTCCCACCCAAATAAAGTGAATCATTTTTCTCTTGCGGATGAACAAAATATGAATATCACCGAGAATAGATTTATTCTTTATTGTGTGGGTACTGATGAGTTTATAGATTCTAAACAAGAAAAATTTAGTAACTATATAGGAAAAGAATTTACAAATACACCCTACCCCGGGTGTATAACTCTCACTAAAAATTATCTTAAAGACAAATTTAGTTCTTTTTATAAAGGTCGATTACTAACGGCTTCTGAAATTTTCCCAAGCTACGAATATTTCTTTAAAGAAAATTTATACGAAGTAGACTTTAAGAAAGTAATAAAAAAATTTAAAGATTTTAATTTCTCACGGATAACCCCCACGCCGACCTCAAAAGAAGACCTTCAGGAGCATGATCTTATTGTCACTCCTCGGGGGGCGCAGGAAAATATGCCTGTTCACCTAGCTATTTATACAGGAAATGGAGATGTTTTGTGTCACCCCTTGAGAAAGAAGTCGTGTTTATTAGATTATGATATTTTTTTTAAAGACAGAGTATGGGCAGTATTCAGATTAGATTTTTTATAAAATGAACAACCTAGTAAAAATAAGGTTACACGGTCTTTTGGGAAAAAAGATTGGACGAGAATTTAACCTCGCGGTAAACAGCGTAGCTGAAGCTATAAGGGCTATAGACGTCTTAACAGGTAACGCGTGGCAAAGATTACTTACTACCCACGCACGAAATAATTTAAACCTAGATATTGTAATAAATGGAAAAAAAATGAAAGTACCTCCTGCCCTTAGGAATATAAAAAATACCGACCCTGTAAATGAAAAAATGATACACAAAGTCAAAAATTCAGAACTTTACATAAAAAATAATGATCTAAAAACTATAGACATTACTCCCGCTATAGAAGGATCAGCTGAACTTGTCGCAATGATCATAGTGGCCATAGTGGTTGCTGTTATAACTTACATGTTAATGAAACCCCCCAAGTTCGAAGATTTTAGAGCATTTGATGAAGCACCACAAAAATCACGACAATCTTATTTATTTGGAGGGCCCCAGAACACGGTTAACGAAGGTGGTCCTGTACCACTGGGATACGGCAGGTTAGTAGTGGGTTCACAAACTATAGCACAAGTATATAGCATAGGGTACAAAGATGCTGGGGATTCAACAGTTACTGAATAGGAAAAATAATGCCTACAACCGAAGGAATTTACATTGCAGGAAAAAAGGCGTACTCGGTAACTAATATCGAGACCCTAGACTTGCTATGTGAAGGCCCCATTGACGGTATCGTTTCGGGAGATTATTCTGTCGTAGGTACTCTTGGCAATACAGGGTGGGACTCGGTTACGTTTCAACCTTATAAGAGTCCCCTTCGATCTATCTTCCTTAATGAAACCCCCATAATGGATGAAGAAGGAAAACTTAACTTCCAACAAATAAAAGTAGATATCAGTAATGGCGGTCCTAATGGATTTTTGGGGTCGGATGAAAATTTATTTACTGATGGAGACATGCAATATACGGGTGACACTTCATATTGGGACGACTCTTCTTCGGGACAATACATGGGAGAGGCAAGAGGTCAGGTGGGGGACACACGGGCTAATATGGAGAAAGTTAAAAACCTCCAATTAGTTACTCCTAATTTCAAATCCCCTGAAGTAATAAATCCATGGAGCATTCATCCTTCTACTGATGGCTACCGATATTCAAATACCAGTATGTCTTTTGGGCCACCCACTGTTGGAAGTAGTTGGGGATTTTCCGTTCAGAACAGGGACGATTTAAAAAATGCAAATAAAAACACCGAAAATTTTTATGATTTTGGAAGAGGAAACTTTACTGTAGAATTTTGGGTTTGGCATAACCCCGACCACTGGGGAACAGATCAAACTTATTTCTCAAAAGGAGATAAATCTAAAGCAAATGGTTTTTCATTGGGTATTAATAGCGATGGATATATTAAGTTCCAATCTATAAATATAATATACCATAAGGGGGATTTTAATAATGCAAAAGTTACCCCCGCAACATGGCACCACGTAGCGTTACAGTTCCATTCTGCTGACACCCCCGGACAAATATCCCTTTATCTTGACGGGGCTCATAAAGGAACCCTAACCGTTTCCAAAGGTGGAACCCCAATGTCCATTGAAAATGGCAATCCCCTTTTCTTTGGCAGAAATTCAAATGCTAATACAATTCATTTTCAGGGAAACATGGATGACGTACGAATATCCAATATCCTAAGGTACAGTAATAATTTTACCCCTGCAAAGACCACCTCTGATGTTAATACGATGTTGCTTTTGGATTGTGAAAAATGGGACATCCCACTTGAGGGAAATTGGCCCGTTACTCAGTTGGCCCCCGTAGACATATCGGTGGCTAGCTTGGCTTTTTCAATAAATGGAATACGGCCCATCGAAGCACAAACTTTCGTTCTACAGTCAGACCCCAGTAATGATGCTACAGAATTCTATGACACCAGCCGCATAAACGCTCGCATTAATAATAATAATAGTGGCGTTTTTCAGAATTCTGGAGTAAACGACCCCTTTGGGGGAACACAGCCGTGTATTTATTTTAGCGGTGAATCTTCTCTTTATACAGATAATGTAAATCCCACTGCTCAAATCCCTTCATTTAATGAGCCTAATCTTGCCCAAGATATTAATCCACCTTCAAAGGCATATGCTTTTAATGAATTTGAAGATTGGGAAATACAAACGTGGGTTTATCCCCTTAATAAAGTAGGCACTATAAATTCAGGAATTGTACAAACTGTCGGAGCAAGTTACGTAGCCCCCACAGGAAGTTTCGTAGGAGGAGGACAAGCTACAGCTGCCGCTACTGTAGTTGGAAACGCTGTAACTGGGATAACTGTCGGAGAATTGGGGGGTATCACAGTTAACGCACCGGGTAAAGGGTACACTTCAGTGCCAACCATTACTGTGGAAGGCGGAAAGTTAACAGAAGCAGCCGGTTCTACAGATGCCACTGCTACTGCTGCACTCGGAGTTGTAGTAACCTTAACCGCCGGTGGAAGCGGGTATACCTCAGTTCCCACGGTAAGCTTTAGCGGGGGAGGGGGTTCGTCAGCTGCTGCTACCGCTGTGGTGGTTGGAGGTGTAGTTACCGAAATAGTGGTTACCAACATGGGAACGGGTTATACCTCACCCCCCACTGTTTCAATTTCGGGAGGGGGAGGAACAGGGGCTACTGCCACTGCTGCTGTTGGGGTTGCGTCTATAACCCTAACTGACAACGGAGAAGGATATAACAGTATAGACCCGACTACCGGAAAAATATTAGTTCCTTCTATCACCATAAATGGAGGAGGCGGAAGTGGTGCATTAGCGACGGCTGTGAACGGAAGTACAGACGGTGGATTTGGTTATACCTCTGCTCCAACCGTAGTAATAACGGACAGCACTGGTTCGGGCGCTACTGCCACGGCGAATTTTGCTGGTATCATAGAGGGTACTACGATTACAAATGGAGGCTCGGGTTATACGAGTGCCCCGGGTATCACCTTTAGCGGGGGTGGTGGTTCTGGTGCCGCTGCAACAGCTACTATTTCAGAGGGTGTTGTTGTAGACATAACGGTAACCGACAAAGGTTCAGGTTATACTTCGGCCCCAACAATTACTTTTTCGGGTGGAGGCGGAAGTTCAGCTGCTGCCACCGCAATTTTGTCAGGGATTATAAAAAGCATAACGGTAACTGCAGGAGGCTCTAGCTATTCATCTACTCCTATAATAAGTTTTTATGGTGGCGGGGGAAGTGCGACAGCAACGTTTACGCTGTCAGGGGGCACCATCACTGCCGCCAGCATCACAGATGGCGGCAAATATAAATCAGTTCCCCGCATGATAATTTCTGATGGGGTGGGTACAGGTGCTGATATTCTTGTAACATTGGATACCCTGTCGCTTACTAACGCAATTGCATCCTTTGGAAATACAGCGGGCAATAATACCCAATGGACCTTATATCAAGATGGCCTTAGTAAAGTGGTCTTTGAGTGGAAAACTCTTTCTCTTTCGACGGCCCTCTCTTTACAGGGAGCTCTTTATCCCAATCAATGGAATTATATAAATGTAACTCACAAAAAGGATGGAACTTATAAATTATTTATAAATGGCACACAAGTAGACAGCCTACAAACAGGGCCGTCAAAGATGCCCGAAAGAAGCCTAGCTTTTTCAAACAAAAACTGGGTACGTGCATGGTCACCACAGCTATTATATAAAGGGACTGCTGATTTTACTGCAGAATGTTGGTTTTATGCTAATGATTTTAGTGCCACAGCCCCATCTTTGTTTGGCAATTTGGTAAGTGCCAGCGAAGGATGGGCCCTTAGTACTTATAAGGGGGAGGGAGATAACTGGTATCTACAATTATATACAGGAGCAGCTGCAAGCACCACGCAAGCTACCACCACCCCGCTAGGCAAGAGGGCGTGGTATTTTGTAGCCGTTGTGCGTGATGGAAGTACGTGGACAGTTTACTTAAATGGAAAATCAGAACTCACTCACACCGAAAGTGGTGACACTAGTAATAATTGGTTTTACATGGGGGATAGGTATTCTGCTAGCAGTACTACCACAACTACGTGGGAGGGTTATTTATTTGATGTCCGCGTAAGTAATACTGCACGCTATAGCGATAATTTTGATATTCCTATAACCAAACTTGCAAATGATAGCAATACTCAGTTTCTTCTTTCACCACTGTCAACTCATACATCTACCCTCCAAGACGAAGCTACGATTACCCAAAGAAGTATACATTTTGATGGCAAAAATGATTACTTATCTATAACAAGTGACGATTTTAAATTTGGTACTGGAGATTTTACGATAGAAGCATGGATACAATCTAATGGTAATAAAGCACCGAATTTTCGCCCAATATTTGATTTAAATTCGGATGATACCGGAACAGTTTCTCTAACAGCCGAAATTAGTGCTAATAAATATCTTTCAGACGGAAGCAAGCAAGGTTATAAATCTCGTTTTTACCTTTTTGATCAAAATAATGCTGCCACCACAACTTCTGGATATACATCGTGGGAATTTTCGACAAATAGTTGGTATCACATTGCAGTTACAAGATCATCTGGCAATCTTGTACTGTGGGTTAATGGTGTATCCCAAGTGTCCCTCACGTCTGTCAGTGATATAACCGAGGGGGTTTTACATTTCGGGCACCAAGTTACTCAGAACCCCACTTATTACTGGTGGGGTGAGGTAGCTAACCTAAGGGTAAGCAATACCGCTCGTTATACCACTGCCTTTGATCCTCCCATAGGGCCCTTTACTAGCGATAGCAACACAAAGTTACTCATTCAACCCACCGAAACCTCGACAAATTATACAGACGAAAGTAGTGCTGAGCAAACTATCACTTCCACACAAGATGCGGGATTAAGGTTTTCCCCACAAACTCTATGGTTTAACTATAGTAATACAGCGCACAGTACAGAATTGCCCGGGGTAATAACAATAGCAGATGGTGATAGCAATACTAATTTTTTAAGCTTGGGGCAATACAACACTCGATATGCCCCATCAGATTATAAAGGGTATATATATAATTTTAGAATTTTACAAAATTTCCAAGCCTCTTCTAATCAGGAAACTCAAACGTTTATCCATGATACTTTTATAGATAATAGTCCTTATGCAAATCCAATATCAAATGTTGATGGCGTTTTTCACCTCAATGCACCCGCCAGACTTGGGGCAAGCTCTATAGCTTTTACTGGGCCCGAAGGCACATCTAATCGTGGACCATATTTAGAACTTAGGGCTGATACCCCTGAGACTGATTTTTCGTTGGGCAACATACGCGGAAATGAGAACAAAAAAGGATTTACAATTGAATCATGGGTATACTATCCTGAAAATTTACTTTCCCTAGACGAAAGTGAATCGAAGGGGGCTAAGATCACTTTGGCTAGTAGTTATCCTATTAAAAATTCTGATGTAGTTAAATACGGAAGCTCTTCAATATATTTTCACGGGAATACAAATAGCTACATGAATGTAAGCGCTGAAGCTGGAAATAACAACATTTATAATCTTGCAGGAAGCTCACAGCAAGGATGTTGTTTTACATACGAAGCATGGATATACCCCAATGGTGGCCAGCCTGATAATGGATTAGGCTCACTATGTTCGAGAGGCAATGCTAATGGCTGTAACGCTTTTAATCTCATGCTGCGTTATAATAATCATTTAAATTTTTCTACCTGTAATGATGATTTAGTTACGCCGACTGGCTCATTGCCACTCAATCAGTGGTCCCATATTGCTTGTGTAGCCAATGGTAAAACTGTTTATTTGTATATAAACGGCGTTCTTAAAGGCAGCAAAACCTTTAGTAGCTGGACTAATACGGGTAGTCAACACTTTACAATTGGTCGAGCCCAGTGGCACAGTGGTTACCAGTATAAGGGGTGGATGGACAACATAAGAATGTCCAATGTGGTTCGGTATAGTTCAAATTTTACCCCTACCCGAGTTGAAGCAGATGGGAATACATTATTTTTAATAGATTTTGACAAATGGGTTAACTTATATGGTTACCCATCTCCAGTGGACACCTCCAAAGACGAAGTAATGGCTCTTAATCGTAGAAATGGATTTATTTTTGGAGGCAACACCAACGAAACGACGCCTACAAACAAAGTAAATCTACCCTCTTATCACTTTTCGACTTCAAATCTTATGAAGCCATGGTTTGCATACGGGGACGGAAAAGATAGTTGGCCCATATCTCTGTATACAGACCAAACTCTCTCTGTGGGGAAGTGGCACCACGTTGCAGTATCACGAAGTGATCCCACTGAATTACTTATTCATCCCGAGGGGGATTTCTGGGGCACTTTTGAAGACAGTGGCCCCAGCAAAAGAGAGCTTTCAACGGCTTCCTCCACCCTCCAACAAACTTATAGAGATTTTGCAGTAGGTAACCCATTTTATTTAACGTCCGCTTCAAGTTCGGCTTCTTCCATCGAATTTGCCGGTACTTCCAGCAATGATAGACTAAAAGTTGGCGCGGTAACAGACTTGTGGTCTCCCACAGATTCCAATTGGTGTTATGAAACATGGTTCAAAAGACAAAATAGTGGCAACCTGACACAAGGGACGGCGGATGCTTATATTTTCGAAACTCCACAATCTGCTAGCTCAGAATACATAAACATGAGAGTAACCCAAACGGGTTCTGTAAAATGTTATGCTGCGTGGGGTACTGATAATAATGGAGACCAAGAAGCCGACGTAAACGTTAATGATGGACAGTGGCACCATATCGCATTCACCTGTGATATAACCCCACCAGCCACGCTACGGATTTTTGTGGATGGCGTCGTTAAGTCAGCCGTCAGTAATGGGGTGGGTGGAAAAGCCGTAGGTAGTTTCGGCGCATTTACGGCTCAAAACATGTATATAGGGGCGGCTAATACTGGGAGCTCTGGTTACTTAGGCGGAACTGTAAGTTCTAATGTAAAGGGGTATCTTAATAACTTTAGAATTTCTTTTGGACAAAGTAGATATATTTCAGATTTTACCCCGCCAGCATTTAGACTCGTTAGTGATTCGTCAACCAAGCTACTGCTACAATCAAATACAGTAGCTGACGGAAACACCTCTTTCTCAGACTCAAGTAGTAATGCTTTTACAATAACCAAATATGGAAATACTCACCACAGCACGGATGTAGCCGCCCCTTATGATCTAGGGTCTTCCATAAACTTTTATGGTTATCAAAAACTTTTGGTAGCCCCCAGTGCAGACCTTAATAGGGGAACAGGAAACTTTACTATTGAGGGGTGGGTATATCTTAACAGTGGTTCAGACAGGGTGGATTTGTGGTCAAGAGAAGGGAACAAAAAAGAGAGAGACTATTTCAATGTAAGCGCATCTTCGAGCGGGATAACCTGCAAAAATAATGGGGAAGGTAATGCATGGAATTATTCAGGTTATGGAGCTACTGCTCTAACCATAGCTGCATGGCACCATGTTGCAGTCGTACGAAATGCTGGAAGTTTAAAGTTTTTTGTTAATGGAACGGAAGTAACAGACGGGACCGCTCACACAGCTATAAGCAGTAGCTCAGCGATGGGGAACTTTCCCGACGCTCCAAGTATAGGGTATTGTGTTGATGGTTATTCAAAAGGTAGACTAAGCGAGTTGCGCTATAGTGACTCTGCACGGTATGCTTCGAACTTTACTGTTACCACTGTGCCTTTTGAATCTGATCCTAATGCCCTTTTGCTTTTACACACTGATCCTGTAGAAGTATGGAGTGACAATTCGAATATCACACCACCCCAATCAACCCCATCCTATGGAAACCTTCCTATTTCAACTGACATTAAAAGGATTGGAACAGGTTCACTGCGCCTAGATGGAGCTAAAGAAAAAAGTTTTTCTGTAAATGACAATGGATCATTTGATTTTGGTTCAAGTAATTTTACCCTAGAAGGGTGGTATAATTTTAAGGACACCGGAAAGGCGCTTGCTTTATATGAACAAACAGGTTTAGAGGTACCCATGGTGTTTGATTCTCCCGATAAAAGTTCGTGGTGGGGAAATGCTTTTGTAACAGTTACGGGTGGGTCAGATTTTAAATGGACTGCAAGTGATACATGGACAATTGAATTTTGGGCTAAATTTAGTGATATTACAAATACCACTGAACAATATCTATATTCAATGGTTACAGAAAATGCTGTAGATTCCAAATCAAGACCGGCGTCTCTATATTTTTATCTTTCGTATTATTATTCTAGTGGGGTAGGTTATTTGAAATTAAGAACTGATAATGCCGCAGGAACAACAACTGGTGCATGGCTTCCTACAAAAGATACATGGCATCATATTGCGGTTAACTCTGACGGCACGAATACCACGGTTTATGCAGATGGGTCTGTAATCCTAGACGTCCCCCAAACAGCCGCAGGAGATACAGCTAACCCCTTGGTGTTGGGAAGCTATTATGCAATAGACGGCAATCCAAGCGCTGAATTTATACCCTCTAATGGTTTTTCGGGTTCCATGTATGGCGTGAGGGTAAGTGATAATTCAAGATATACATCTAGTTCAACTGCGCGAAGTATTGCCCTGAACGGTTCAACTCAGTATCTTAGTGTTGCTGACAGTACCGATTGGGATTTGGGTAGCAGTAATTTTACTATTGAAGCATGGTTTAAAACCACCAAAAACGGTGGTTACCAAGCAATAGTATCAGGTCCTTATACAGGTGGCACACGAAATGGTTGGAATACTTACGACTTTAAAATACAACCGGATGGAAAAGGTAATTTTTATTGTGGTAACTCGGGATCGGACAGGGTTAACCTTCACAGTACCTCTTCACTGCTTGATGGCCAGTGGCATCACATGGCTGCAGTGCGAAATGGATCATGGTTTTCCTTGTATATAGATGGTAAACTGAATCATTCTATAGAGCACAATACTACTCTTGGAGACTTGGCCACAGGTCCGCTTATTATAGGCAGCACTTGGACCCTCAGTGACGGGTGGGCTTTTAACGGATATCTATATGGCGTAAGAATGTCTGACACAGCACGCTACACGGCTGATTTTACCCCAGCTTACACCTTTTCTAGCGATGCTAACACCACGCTCCTCATTCAGCCTGTAAGCACGGACACTAATTTTCATGATGAAAGTAGTAGCGCACACGTTATAACCAACCACGGAACAGCAACGCGAGAGAAAAATTTACCTTCTTATTTTGCACCAGCAGGGTTGCCTCCTACAGCTAAATTTACAAATGATAGTAATACACTATTGCTTATCCAGCCCGAAATACAAGACAAGGGTTTGTATGATAAATCAAACGAAATAACAATAGGGGCAGGAATAACATCACTAGAAACACTACTCGTGGGCGGCGGCGGTGGTGGCGGCGGTGGTGCATGGGGCGGCGGCGGTGGTGGAGGAGGTGTTTTATATAATGCATCTTATCCTGTTACGGAAGGAGAAACCATAACAGCTTTAGTGGGTTATGGTGGAGAAGGCGGCAGTAACCACGCGCCATGTAGGGGGACAGCAGGATGTCCCGATGCGATGTCCCCTACGCGTGGACAAGATTCTATTTTTGGAGACATGACAGCCGTTGGGGGTGGAGCGGGTAACCGCACCAAAGACCTTTCCCAAATTAATGCAGGGGTCCTTGACGGGGGTTCTGGCGGCGGCGGTGGTGGAAATCCAAACCTAAAAGGTTTTGGTTTAACGTCCGGGGGAGCAACTTTACAAACTAATTCGGGTGGTGGTACCGGATATGGTAAAGCGGGTGGGGGCACACCGTTTCACTACGCAGGAAATAATTCTGGCGGCGGCGGTGGTGGTGGTGCAGCCGAAGCTGGCACAGATGGAAGTACCACCCAAGGTGGTAAGGGTGGAGATGGAAAAGCCTTTACTATAGCAGATGGTTCAACCTCTGTTTATTATGGCGGCGGTGGTGGTGGCAGTAGATTTAATGGTTCTCCCGGTAGCGGGGGGGCAGGGGGCGGTGGTGATGGTGCCCGTAAAACTTCGGGGTATGGTGGAGAAATTGGAACCAATGGTCTTGGTGGCGGCGGTGGCGCAGCTGCACGAATAGACATGGGGGGTAGAGGAGGTAGCGGTGTAATTATTTTATATGATGGAGCTACGCGATACACTTTCAATCGCGCCGTTAAAGGTTGGACCTATTCTCATTCTAGAGCCCAAAACGATGGAGGTCGTTTATACATAGAAGGCATGAGTCCATTTACTGATAAAATTTCATGGCTCTATAAAGATAACCAAATTAATTTTAAAGCATTAAGTAGTGCAAGCGATGTAGCTAATTACCACGCTGACTGGTCACCCAGTAAAAATAAATGGTATCACCTTTCTTTGGTGCGGGATAGCTCAGATGTTTATTTGTTCGTAGATGGTCGAAATGAATCATTAATAGAAAATACAGCCATTGCTACCCTACCCAGTTTAACCGGTGACGTAAACATTGGCTTCTCCAAGGGGGAAATGTCTTATTTTGACGGATATCTTGATGAACTTCGCATAAGTGACAGTGCGCGTTACACTGATGATGATAGGCATATTGACTTTGGAAAAGTGGGGGGAAGCACTGGCTATTTGTCTATACCCGACAGTGATGACTGGCCAAATGGAACTAGCGCATGGACAGTTGAATTTTCTGTTTATTTAAATACGGTAGCTGCTGCTGGCCTAATGGTACAACAAGAGTCTGCTTCTGGGGGTGGTGACAGTGCATGGGCTATCAGTCTAACATCAACCAATCAAGTCCAAGCTCACCTCAAAGGAGGAGGAAGTGGGGGAAATTGGGATTATACTACTACTGCTGGCTTCAGTTTAGATACTCACCGATGGTATCACATAGCAGTTGTAAGAACTGAAGATTTGTATTTAACTGTTTATGTTGATGGTTTACAGTATGCTCAACTCTCGGTTGGTTCATTTAGTATAAATAATAGCTCAGAACCCCTTCTAATTGGAACAACCTTCGGCTCACTTGCACAGTGGAATTACAACCTCGATGGGCATATGTATGACGTGCGAGTAAGCAATACGGCTCGCTATACACAAGACTTTGTGGCACCTACGGCTAAATTTACAACCGACAGCAATACTAAGCTCCTTATCCAACCCGTGAAAAGTGATACCAGTTTCACAGATGAAAGTAGTAGTAGCCACACTATAAACATGGTTGGAACAGTGTCTCGTAGAAGTGGAATCCCCTATGTAGCCTTTACTCCATCTACCACTGCATTTGTTGAAGATTCCAACACTTTGCTACTAAAGCACTTTGATGTACCTACCAATGAATGGGTTAACCATTCAATGCAGCGATTTGGGCGTTCCAGCATAAGCCAAAATCCTGCCGACATAAAGGGGGGGACAGGCTCTCTAGAACTAGGGAGCACAGCTTCTAATTATATAGAAATTCCAAAGTCTCGAAGTATTGGATTCCCTAAGGGGGAGACTTTCACGGTTGAAAGCTGGATGAAAACCCTTAGTGACGAGAATAGTATTTATTTTAATGGTTCGACATCTTCTTATCTATCAGTAGAAGGAAATTACGGGGGCAGTGATGCCACTGTCCCCGGAGGAGGAAATTCATGGGGGCTCGCCGCATACCATGGCAGTGGTGGCACTAATACCCCCGGCGTCGGAACAACTGAGTTTTGGATTAAAATAGATAATTTTGATGACTATAATAAAGCGCGTTACATTTTTCAGAACATACATCCCCAAAATGTATTTATGTGGTACATTTGGATAAACAAAACATCCATAGGAATTGACAACCTATCGAGATGTTGGGATTATTGTTGTGGTGACTCTGCATGGGGGGAGAACCCACCCGAAAGTGTCTCGAAGGGTTTTTATTATTATCGAACCTCACTCACTCACGGCATGGAAGAAGGAAAATGGCATCATGTTGCCCTCGTATCACAGGGTAGCACTCTAAAATATGTTTTTATTGATGGTGTAGAGACATCTTTCAGTACCCCGCGCGTTACCGGGGGCCAAAATACTCATATTGGTGGGACCCTGAGCTCAACACTTTATATTGGCAGAACCCTATGGCCTAATCCGTGTGACTATGGTAGCGTCCGGGGTGATCGCCCGAGCACGTCCACTTCGCTTGTCGAATACCCCGGTTTTAAAGGTTATCTCGGGGGAATAAGAATGTCCAACAATGCACGCTACACAACAGCTTTTACCCCCTCTACAAGTAAATTTACAAACGATACTAATACTATATTCCTTTTACAACCCAATATAGACACTACTTCTTTTGACGACGGGAGCACTAATGATTTTCCTACAACTACTACAGGGGCCACAAAGGCGGATGCATCTCCACTAGCATCCCCGGCCACACACCAATGGATAATGGGAGCGTCAGACAATACCCATTTTGATATTTCATACAAATATAAGTATGGAACACCAAACATTAGTGGGTTTGTTGTTTACTTGGAAGGAAATGATTATACTTGGAGTGGCATCGAACTTTCTCCGGGCCAATGGTATCACATTGCACTTGTAAGGATCGGTGCCAGATTGAATTTCTTTATAAATGGAATACAACAACCCACGAGTTTCATATCTAACGATAATATTGAAGAAACTTCACTCCGCTTTGGAATAAAACATGACTTGTCTGCAGCGTCTCATTTTCAAGGTAAACTTGATGAGGTTCGTATAGCTAATGCGGCTATGTACAAAACAAACTTTACCCCTCCCACCATACAATTCAAGGCCGAGCCTAATTTAATACAGCTATTTGTAGACGGTGTTGCGGATGCGGGGGCTAACTCTAGTATTTTAGATGATAGGGTTTTTAAAAATTCAAATCCAACTGTAGGCATTGGTGGTGTTACCAATTACCAGACTAAAGCAAGCACATCATTCATGGATGAATTTAGAGTGAGTGACGTGGGGCGTTATACCAAAAACTTTATCCCGCCAACCCAAAAGTTCCAACCTGATGATGATACCGTTATTTTACTTCATTCAAATGTTGGAAGTTTAGCAGAGGTAGATTCATTTTATGACCTTAGTGCTTACGCAAATACAATTACAGCGCACCCCGCAAGAGTCGGATCACTAACCCCCGTTCATTCAACAGACCAAGCCATCATCCTAAATAGTTCAATATATTTTGACAATCCATCTTGGCAACAATATAACGGCGATTATTTAGCGGTTGAAGAAAGTTCTGCATTTAATTTGGGCACCGAAAACTTTACAATTGAGGCGTGGATATATCTTGATAGGTTTGACACCGAACACACCATCATTTCAAATGCGGCCCAAGATGGAACGGGCTGGATATTTATGGTATCCACGCAAGAAGATGGTAATGGTTTATATCTTTATTCTAAATTAAACGATAACTCTACTTATCTTCGCGCAGCTTATACGTTTGCACCCGGTTTGTGGTATCATGTGGCAGCGGTACGTGAAGACGGAACCCTTAGAATGTATATTGATGGTGTTCAAATTACCACAGGAACTCCATTTAGCGGGGGCTATTCTCCCGATTATACTGCGGGGGCTATAGTGGGAGCTTACTACAACAACGCTACAGCCGTTCAGGCTCACACGGGCCTTTTTGATGGATACATGGATCAACTAAGGATTTCCAATGTCGCACGTTATACCGGTGGTACTACCTTCACCCCACCAAAACAATCATTCGGGCTTGATGGGTATACCACTTTTCTGCTGGAGTCTCGTTTAAAAATTTACTCTAATACACCTAAAGAAAATTTTTTGGGTAATATATCGGTAGATGAAAATGATCAATTTATAATAGCGGAAAACATATTCGCTAGGGCAGCTGCAGATGATTATATTCTTAAAGCATCCCGACCACCCAACACGATAACTACCGTCAAAGAACCCCCGCATGATCTGTGGTCTGCTGAGTTTGGAAACGGAAGACCCAAGTGTCAGTTTGAAAGGGTGGGGGATACAATGATGAACTTTACACCCGTAGGCTATCAGTGGCCCGTGGGGGAATCTTTCATTGAGTACCGTACAACAAATTTATATAATTTTCAAAGAGTTCAAAATTTTGATAGAGGTGTCACGGCTATAAGCATATCTGAAGGTGGCTCTGGATATACTACTGCGCCCACAATTACCCTTGAGGGTGGTAACCCTACAGCGGGTCAAGATGCCGCTGCCGAGGCTTCTGTAGTTGATGGCGCGGTTACGTCAATAAATATAACAAAACAAGGCACACAATACCTTACTGCTCCTACTGTAAAGTTTACGGGGGGTGGAGGAAGCGGAGCGAAAGCCACCGCCACTATAGATGATTACTTTAATGGAACTTATGCTTCCTCCCCAGAAAGGGAAGTAAGCAGCGTCGAAACTGCCAAAAAGTTTATAATACAAACTGCAAAGCTCAAAGAACGCAACACATACTATCTAACTTGTGAAGCCGCCGCGTCACAGGCAACAGGTGGCTCATTTAGGCTAGTAGTCAATAAGAGCCCCGATATGAAGCCTGAGGATGATATTGCTGTATCATCTATTTTCTATCCGTTTGCCAATGGACGCATTAACAATAAAGACTCCAAAGATCAACCTATAGGACTAAATTTTAAAATTCCACTAGGAACAACTCCACGTAGCGAAGGAACTTATTATATAGGGATAGAACTACAAGAATCCAATACTACTCTATTTTTTGATAACATATCTCTTACAACGGCGTCAGGATTCCCCCTGCAAAAAACCAGAAACATTGGAGAAAGATTAAGGGGTCCCACTACTGATCCACGCCCCGCCAATTACAGCGATGACATGTTCGCTAAAAAGTATAGAATCGTAAACAAACACTGTGTAGCAGCAGAATTAAACATAAAAATACAACAGCTTTATTCACAAGCCGACAATGGCAACTTTAATGACGCGACTATTAGTAACGTTGTAATACACTTCAGGCCTCTTTTTAATGATGACACGTCTAGCTACGTAGAAGCTTACAACGAAGAAATAAAAGGTGTCACCTCTCAAGGTTTCATAAAAAAATATGTATTGGATTTTTCAGACACCTTGGCTTCTATTCCAACTAGCAAACGAGACAATTTCTGGGGATGGGAAATCAAGATTCATAGGACGGCACCCGAATCAACAACTGCGAGGAATAAAAGCGTTACGAAAGTTGACAGCCTTACTGAAATATATGAAACCAGTATGTGTTACCCAAATTCTGCTGTCACAATTCAAAAATTTAGTGCGGAATACTTTAGTAACTTTCCCTCTAGAAGTTTTGATACAAAGATGTTAAAAGTTAAAATTCCTAATAATTATGACCCCATAAAAAGAACTTATGATGAATCTGAGGGTCCGTGGAATGGACTGTTCAAGGAAGAAAAATATTGGACCAATAATCCAGCTTGGTGTTTTTATGATCTGGTAACTAATGATAGATATGGCCTTGGAAAATATATACCTGAGGAAGGTTTCGATAAATGGACATTATATAAAATTGCACAATATTGTGACGTAATTGTTCCCGATGGTAATGGCGGAATGGAGCCTCGTTTTGTATGTGATGTCATTATCAACAAAAGAGAAGATGCTTACAAAGTCATGAATGATATGGCTAGTTGTTTTCGGGGTATTTTATATTACGCTGCGGGACAACTATATGCCGTGCAAGATTCTGCCAAGTTACCAATCTATAATTTTACCAATGCAAATGTCCAAGATGGGGACTTTAGATATAGTAACACAAGCCGACGAGATAGACACAATGTTTGCATTGTAAGATACAATGACAAAAATAATTTTTATAGACCCGCCATTGAATATGTTGAAGACATTGAAGGAATCAAACAAAATGGAATTAGAGAGACTGACGTATCAGCTTTTGGAGCATCCTCTAGAGGCCAAGCTTTACGACTTGGAAAATGGCTTACTTACACTGAAAACTTAGAAATAGAAGTCTGTGAATTTAGGGCAGGAATTGAGGGGGCTTATTTAAAGCCGGGGGATATCATTAGTGTCACCGATGCCAACAGACTCCCCAGCCGAAGGGGGGGAAGAACATTTAAGGTGGGCGAAACCAACATTGATGGCGGTCCTACTGGCTATACTCAAATTACCTTGGATTCTAAGTTAGAAATTGATTCAAATAAAGTATATAACCTTTCATTGCTTACTCCCACTTATAGCTATGATAGTTATAATGTGTCAGACCTTAATGCTGGTGATGCTAAAGATTTCAGAAGGTCTCAGGTTCAAGACCTCTTATTTTCGGGCGATATGGCATCAGGAATTACAGTCGATGGTAATGAAAAAACTCAAATTACCTTTAGTGGAAATGACGTTTCTAGACCACTAGCGTGGCTACCTAATTTTGATGGAAGCAGAAAAATATTAAATCAAACTGACTACATTATACCTGATCAAACTGTCTTTACAGTTTATCCTACTGGTGAAGAATTTCAGTATGGAGAAACCCTTTCTGAAGCTGTTAATGTAGAAACTACCTATCGCATAACCGACATCGACGAGCAAGAAAAACAACTGTATAAAATCAAGGCAGTCCAAAACAATCCTAAAAAATATCAATTACTTGAAAATGATCTAGCATTTGAACAGGGCGGCTTGTTTAATTCCCCGACCTTAAAAGTGCCTGATGGGCCTTCGGCAATTTCCTTGAACCTTAATAGGCTTACGCCAAACACTGTTGAAGTAAAATATGCAATTACGCCGCCCGCTGTAACTGACGGCCTAGACTCTTATCACATCTTTATAAAGGAAGGCGAAAAATCATTTACGGTTTCTGACTTTACTGGAAATTATCCCAATTTGTGGAGTGAGTTCACCGGTTCAACTCCCACCGGACAATACTACATGGCCAATACTTCTATCGGCAGGGCAAAGTGGCCAAGCGGTGAAATGTATGTACCTGATGTTAAAAATAGACTAGCTGTATTACCCGCCAAATCTGACACCGCACACGGAACCTTCCAACCCCTTGATTCTGGAATGTATGCGTTTAAAGCCTTTAGTACAAATGCGCTGGGTGAGTATTCTGCATCAAGCCGAATAGATTTTATAACTATTCCACAAAACACCCCGGTAATGGATGTGCAAATTAAAAACTTACGCCTTTCTACAGATACGCAACTGAGTAACGAAGCGGGTACGGCAGATGCACAACAAGTTCACTTTACAGGGGGAAGCCCCACTTTTAAGTGGACATCAGAACTTGCAAATTCTGGCGTTTTTCCCAACACTAACACTTTTAGGATAACGGTGAGGCCGCAATCCTCAAGCCTCACTAAGCCAAACCAAGAAATCCTTTATGAACGTACTGGCTATGAACCTAAAACTTCAATAGGAAATGAACTGGATAGCATTCTAAGTGGTTTAATGTTCACCTATGATTTAACTGGTAACCTCCTTCACACCTCTGGCGAAAGAAGGTTTGATCTTGTAGTAGAAGCCCATGATGAATTGGGAAGAAGTTCAGCTGGCGGATATATAAACTTGGATTCTTCCTATCAAAATGCAAGTGGTTATGATATTGTAAGGGTCGAAAATCCCCCCGTAAGCAATCCTTATCTTTCTGCTGATGGCGACGAGTGTGGGGTTGATAATGATATTTGTACCTCACAAATAATTACCCTAGACAACAAAATAAACTTAACTTTCAAAAAGAACAACTACCAAACATTCAACAAGGACATAAAGGGAGCTTACATTTATCTAAGCACCGGAGAATTCGCGAGTAGTGGCATTGAAGGTAAAAAGCTAGGAGAGCTTCCTTCAGGTATCCAACGTATAAGGGTTGATTATAATAATATAATTGAAATTAATCCCACTGGAGATATGTTATTAAATGGTTCGGTATTCATGGCCTACAGCCTCTATGATAGTTTTGATCAAGAAAGCGAAACTGTATACCATACAGCGGCAGAAGGAAATCCCTTACTACATCCTGATTACGATTTAGCTTCCATGTTAGATGTAAGTACCCCACAAATAGTTACTCTTGATGATACAAATGCCGTCAAGAAGCTAATTAAGGGTGGTACACAAAATATCGAATTCTCTCTTCCTGCTCAAAAGGAGTGGAGATTTATAAAGCTTGAGGGGTCCGTGCAGGGTGAAAGAAAACTTTATATTAACTCCGAGCACGAAAATGAAAGATGGCAAGAGCTCAGCCAGCTTGATAACTGGAAAGTTTACATAAATGACGTCAGAGTAGACAACGCTGAAAATTGGGCGTCCAACCCGCTATCAGCAAGTAAATTTACCTTCTGTAATAATGCGAAGTGGAATGGCTCAACAGACTTGCTCCCAGTATTTAACATACAGTCCAGAGGATTGCCCCTGAGTGATTTCAAAACAAGTGAAACACTGAATATAAGGTTCGAGTTTAATGGAACAAATGTAAACTTCCTAAACTTTAGCGCGGAAGCTGAATACGGAAGAAGGGGTGGTTAATTCCTTTTATCATCATAAAGTAAGCCGCCCGGACGTTGTTGGTACACAATTTCATTGACCACTGCACCCTTGATTTTCTTGGCAAAGTCTTGAGCACGTTCGGTTTCACTTAGATTCTCATTGGTGTTTTTAT